AAAAGCCCGAAAACAGGCTGATTCAGCCTTCGGCGTGTGATTTTACCTTTTAAAAGATAAAACCTCACCACGGGGCGATAAAGCGTTAAAAAAACGTTCTAAGAATATCAGCTGGGAGATGAATTTTAGGGGGATATTTGTATGTTTGGGATTTGTTGGTAAATTTATAATTTTTAGTGTATACAAATACACATTAATTCCACCAATTTTTTTGTTTATCATATTATTTGATAAACTCTAATAACTCCGCTGCCACTATAACCCAATTAAAGTAATCCCAAATAACCTCATGCAAAATTAAAGCATGAAAATAAGAAAAAGAGAAATTGCGAAGGTCGGAATATTCGGAACAAAAGAAAATCCGAAGATTGTTACCGAAAAAGACCTAAAAGAAATCGCGGAAACATTTCCTGAAATCGGTAAAGCCCCGGTATCGTTAAACGGACATTGGCCTGACGCTTCCGCGCCCAGGCTTGGAAATGTTATAAGCGTTGCTTTTGACGAAACAACTAAAACCTTAACAGGTGAAATTGAAGAGCAGGATGTCCTCGCCGAAGCGGTAGACGCAGGATATTTCCCTGATGTATCCATTGGAGCACAAGATCGTGCTATCGACGGCAAAATGTATCTTCATCATCTTGCCTATTTGGGCGAAGAACCGCCTGCCATTAAAGACCTTGTTAAAGAAATAAAAGAAGACCTTGGAATCGCCGCAGCAGATGGGTATATTTCTGCCCGCAAATTTCCCTCGCCGTCGGAAAAACAATTGTATCTCTCCGACACTCCACCCGTTATAACCCAAACAACAAATACAAAGGAATCCGATCCCAATTCCGGTAATGATGCCGGAATTGGTGAAGATTCCGCAAATCAATTCAAGGAGAGTTCTATGACAGAAGCAGAACAAAAAGCTCTGCAAGAAAAGAACGAGCGTCTTGAAGCTGAAAACAAAAAGCTTCAAGAAGAAAAAGAACTGGCTCTTTCCGACGCTGAAAAGCAGAAGAAAGAATCGGACAGGGGGCGGCTTAAAGCTGCAATGGAAAGTAAGAAGATTCCGAATCAGGTACGCGAAAAGGCGTTGCGCCTTTGCGACGCGTTGGATAACGCGAAAACTATCGAGCTTTCCGACAGTGAGGCTCCGGAAGGAAAACGCAAGGTTTCCTCTGTTGACTGCCTCATCGAGCTTGTCAATTCATTCATCCCCGCGGTGAAAGAAGGGGCATTGAATCTTTCAGACGGCGAAGACGGATCTGCGGGCAGCGCAAAGCAGATTAATTTCGGCGCTATTTAAGGAGCGGCATTAATGAAAAACATTTTAAGTTCTTTGTTATTCGCCATGCCTGTTAATGGTGTTGTAGCAGAAGCGGAAATTAATCCGCGTACAGCGGCAGACGGAAGGCATCCGCCTTTTATCACAACCTTTCAGCTTCCGGCAGAACATGAGGCATGGGATGAAGGTACGATCATGGTACAGGCTATGGATAACACTACACCCATTTCGGGGCAGGCAACAGCACTGTCTTCATCGGCAACTTCAAACATCATCGGCGTACTTCAGCGGCGTGTCGCTGTAAACGAGACTTCATGCAACGTAGTGATCCACGGATCAGTGCCCGCCGAAATTCTCAAGTATGTTCCATCGACCGGACCTGTTGACGCGACAGCAGGACAAATCGCGGCTCTTAGAGCTGTCGGTGTTTACGTGTAACAGGAGGCACGTTTTAATATGTGGGATTTTCTTAGAAAATTTTTTGTCATTGACATGCTGGTGAACGCCTTAAACAGGCTGCCGCCCATGAAAACTTTTATCATGGATTTAATTTATCCTGAATCGGTACGGTTCAACCATCCGAAGGATAAACTCGCCCATGAGGATCTCGGCTTGCCGGAAAAAAACATTCCGCTTATAACAAGGGGATCGCAGTCTTATGCCGTGCCTTTAAACAAAACGGCGTTAAAGCTGATAGACCCGGCGAACATCACGCCGTCTTTAAAGATTGGCGCCCATGAAGCAAATGAAATGCGCTCGATTGGTTTGGAACAGGTTAAACAGCTTATCGACAGAAAAATTGATAAGCTGCGAAAAATCGTTCGCAAAACAACCGAAGCGCTTTCGCAGCAGTCATTAAGCGGCAAGATTTCCTACGCGATCCGTAATGCGGACAATACTCTTGATGTTTATGAAGTAAAATTCGGCGACATCAAAAAAGTACCCATTGCAAAAAAATGGAACGCCGCAGGCATTACACCCGGCGAGATCGTTGTAGATATCGGAAACATCATCAGCGACTTGCAGCTAACATCAGATGGAACCGATATCGTTTTCCTTACAGGAAGCGATGTTTACGCTGCGCTCGTTAATGTTGCAGCGCAGAATAAGAACAGCGACATCATCAAGGTTATGCCTGATCATATTCTTATTGGTAACGCGAAATTCGTTATCTGCAATGCAATGTATTACGATCACAAAACCAAGGCGAACGTAAAAGCCATCCCTGCGAAAACCATTAAGGCAGTCGCGAAAGATGATGCTTTCAGCCTCGCGTACTGCGCTCTTGATTCATTCGCGGCAAGCCATGCCGGGTTACCGTTCTTTATCGACACTGTCGAAGAAAAAGATCCGGAAGCTTTAAAACTTATCGCGCAGTCACGCCCGATGCCGATCCCGAATGTTGACGCAATCAGGGACGCGGAGGTATTGACATAATCATGGAAGAGCTGTCCATTGCTTCGCAATTGGGTATAGGGGACATTCCTTCCGTGACACCTCCGGAATTGGAAGCCGTTATGGCGACATTCAATCCTTTAGGGGATCCAATTACGCCGGAAGAAGTTAGGGCAAGGTTATCTGAAAATCTATACGAACAGCTCTCTGACGGATCGGATGATACCGTCTGGGGAGCGATCTCCCGGGCGGTAATCTATATGGGAACTGTCCTTCGCCGTTTAAACGTACCGTATAACTTTAATGACAGTGTTGTACGTGAATGTGTGTTGATACATACCATCTACGAACTGCACATTGCATTAGGACATCAGGAAGCCGGGAAAGAGTACCGCATTAAAGCGCGTGATATTATCCGCGCTGCATGGGGAGATTTTCCCGAAGCCGATACGGAGCCTGAAAAAGGAACGGCTGCCGCTGTAGCGAAACCGCCGCCGCGCAAGGGTTTTAAAGACGCATGGCGTTAGAAGCGTTAGACAGGCTTGCCGCGTCTTTAAAACAGCCCGGTAAACTTGAAACAATTGGCGGCATGGCTGTGGAGATGATTCGCAGCAAGATACATAGGGGCGAAGGCTTTGCGCCGTTGTCTCCTGCGACTGTAGCGTATCGAGGACAGGGACGACCGCTGCAAGATACCGGAGCGTTACGCGATTCAATCACCTTCAAAGTGATTGATGAAAAAACAGTAAGCGTTGGGACAAATAATCCTTATGCTGCTGTGCATCATAACGGCAAAGAAATTCATGCAAAGAAAGAATGGCTGTGGATTCCTGCTGCAGGTGTGCGAAAAAGAATGAGAGCGAAAAATGGCGGTTATAGTCCGACAGATGTTTTAAGACAAGTAAAATCTGAAGGTTATAAAGTTTTTCGCAAAGGTAGAACAATTGTTTACCGCGATAAACAAAGATCGCGTAACGAGAAAGGCGAACTTGCTTATAAGGATCACGTTCTGTACTACTTGGTAAAGTCGGTAAAGATTCCGCCTCGTCCGTTTTTCTTTCTTAACGATCATGACATGCAAATAATTATGAAGGAGGTTGGAAGTGCGCTTGAACAGCTTTGATGCTTTAAATGCATTTGCAGAACAGCTTAAACGCAATATTGGCGGAGAAAGTTTTAAAACAAAAGTTGTTATTACGCCGTCTTCGGTTAAAGAACCGGGTGTTGTAATAAAAGTTAGCTTGCTTAAAACATACATCCTTAAAGAACCTCCTGCGGCAAAATCAAGCAGAACGCTGCGGGTAAGAGTATCCGTCGCAGGAACTGCGGAAAGCATGACAGGTCTTAAACAGGCAGTCGAAGCAATCGAAGCTCTTGATCATTATTTGATGTCAAGTAATCTACGTCTTGAAGTGCCTATTCCTCCAGGCAAGAGATGGCCGATAGTAAACAGCCGTATTATCCAGCAGGTCAGCGAAGAAGACAGTTTTATCGACAGTCCTGATTCTATCGCCGTACAGGATGTACAGGATGATCGAATCGTAATAATAACATTTCCTTATGAAACATAGTTTCATATTCGATTTTATTGTGCGGCTATACAGCCGCACTAAATATAAGTTATCAAGGAGAGGATTAATGGCTATTCACAAAACAAAGTACGAGACCAAAAACGGAAAAATCCGAAAGGTCAAAAATGGTAAAAGCGGAACTTCAAGCGCAAACCAAGGGTTTGAAGCTTCCCGCGGAGCGGCGGAAATTACATCCGACGCGGATAAAAATAAAAAAGCCGGATTATCCAACGGAAACTCCGGCATACAGGGGGCATAAACATGTCAGAAAAAAATTACAAAGTTCTGATCGGCGATGACAGCATGATCTTTACAGGCGATCTTAGCGATATGGAATTTGACGGAGACAACGCCAAGACAATTTCCGAAATAACAGCGCTTCATGCGCCGGCGGATATCGGACGGCTCATGATCGTCATTACTGCCATTGGCGCAAATTCAATTTTTCCTAGAGGTCTTATTGCAGGTGATTTATTTCCTGCTTTAGGAAATGAAGTTCCAGAAGAGGGCGATAAATTCCGCGTTCTATTTTTAACACACATTGCAGACGCGTCAAGCTGGAATCTCTCCATCACGCAGGGCGAAATCGAAGTAACGCGTTTGAATGACAAATTCAGAAAATACCGTCTGGGTAAAAAAGACGCGCAGCTTTCTCTGTCATCAATTTTCACAGTCGGCGAATCTGATCAGCCGGGCGGAGTTATTAACCGCTCAATGAAACTTGTTAAGCAATCATCGGACGGCACATACACTGTCAGTGATGAAGCAAACCGTTCGCTGTACTTCCTTGGTTATGCGAATAAGGCTTCATTGCCGGGCGAGACAGATGCTTTTGTGTTCGGACAGATATATCTGTACAACGCAAGACTCGGCGGACAATCAGGCAGCGCACAGTCTTATGATGCGACAGGCAGGCTCACCGGTATGGATCCGGTGTTTTATTCTCTCGAAGAACAGGCAGCGGCTTAAGGAGTAAATATGAAATTAACAATATCCAAAGAAGAAATTTTTATTCCAACCTTCAACAAAAACAAAGATCTGTCTGAAACCGATCAGATAAGAGTGCGGTATCGCATACCAACAGTGGCGATTAAAAACCGCTGCCGCAGAAGACCTCAAGCTAAGGCTATCGCTTCAGGCACCGGCGGCATTGATCGCATGGAAATCGCAATCGAAAAAGACGAGCTTTCAACGTTAAATGAAATGCTTATTTCTATTTCCAATTGTTCTTATGAAAGCGACGGGAAGGAACAAAAAATAATCAGCGCACAGAATCTAATCGACGCGCCGCTTGTTTTTGAACCGCTCTTAAAAGAAATCGTCAAAGAGTTTGATCGAATCCTTGATGAATCCGGCATTGACGAAAAAAACTAAGGATTGCTTACCGGGTATACCGCGCCGGTAAGCATAATGCAAGCGTACGTCCGGGGCGTAATATTCCCTGGAATACGCAGGTTAAAGATGAACGCGGTTTTGATGTGTTTATTTCGGTTAAAGATGCGCCGTCGTATATCACCGAAGAATTTTGCGATGCGCTAGACGTATTTTACATGTGTGAAAATCTTGGATGTCTGCCGTTTGCAGGCGGATGGGCGCAGCAGCCTGAATGGATAACACAAGCGTTATCTGTTTTAAAAGTCGAGCGCTGGAAAGCAGACGAGGAAGAGCGCAAAGCAAAACAACAGGAAGAAGAGGACCGTAGAAAGTATGTCGGATAAAACCCTAGAGTTACAGATAAAAATCGCCGCGGAAGAAGCCGCACGTATTGTGTCCGGACTCAAGGATGATTTAAAAAAACTCTCCGAAGAAGCTATGAAATATGCCAAAAATAACGGAGCGGAATTAAACAAATCTTTTAAGGAAGCGGAATCTGCCGCAAAGGATACAGCTAACGGTATAAACGACATAAAAAGGAATGTAGGCGACTTAGCGCAAGCTGCGGTAGCAACAAAGGTGTTATCATTTGTTAAAGACTTGGGAGCTTTCGCTTTGCAAACCGCAGATAACTTTAATACTGCCAAACAACAATTCGGAATACTGTTAGGTGACATGGAAGCTGGCGCTGGTTTGTTCAACGAGATTAAAGCTTTTAATGACGTAACGCCTTTTGATCTCGATACCCTTACCCAGGCGACAAACGTATTGGTTGCCGCTAAAGTACCGCTTGCTGACTTGCAAAATCAGCTGACAAAATTCGGCGATTTATCGCAGGGTAATTCACAACGGCTAACAAGTTATGTACATGCTTTTTCTCAAGCTGCCGCTAAAGGCAAAGCCGATATGCAGGTGCTTAACACATATCTAAATCAGGGCGTTCCAATACTGGATGCTCTTGCAAAGAATTTTAGCGTAACTACTGCAGAGATAATGGAGATGTCCAGTAAAGGACAAATCAGTTTTTCGGATTTTTCCAAAGCGTTAGACGATCTTACAGCCGCAGGAGGACAATATTTCGGCGGTATGGAACTCGCTTCAAAAAGCCTGGCTGCGATGCAGGAAGGTTTAAGCGAAGCTGTGAAAACATTAGGCGCTTCATTCGGAGAGACGTTATTACCGCCGGCTATTGCGGTTGTGGACGCGTTAACGAAAATTACAAATGCAATTAATGAAAGTCCAATATTAAAAGGTATGCTTACCGCAGGTATTATTACGCTTACCGGATTACTTGGCGCAATGGCTGTAAAAACATGGGGAGCATATGCCGCGAAAATGGCTTTGAATCTTGCACAGGCTGCATCCAATCCTATTCTGCTTGCCGCAACTGTAGCTGTTGCAGGGTTAACTGCCGTTTATGTAGCTTATTCATCGGAGCAGCAAAAAGCAGCACGGGAAACAGAAAATTTTGCTCTGGCAATGAAAAAACAATCAAATGCATTTAATGAAGCAGGCGGAGCCGCGCGTTATTATGCTGATGCTTTTAATAAAATAGTCAACAAAGATGATATTAATAAAACAATCAGAGAAATAAGTATAGAAATAGGAACATTAACACAAACTATTAATAAAAAACAAAACGAGCTAGAACAGCTTCAAATTACATCCAATAACGACGATGTAAGGAGAGCAAGTCGTAATAATCTTCTGGCATTTCAAAGGCAGCAAGAAGAATTAAAAGCAGAAATTAGTCGTATGACAACAAGATTAGAATTTGAAAAAGCAAAGTTAAGAGCTGCGCTGGAAGGAATGCAAATATACAGCCAGGGAATGAATGAGATAATGGAAGAGCCTATTTCTGCGCCAGTAATAGACGATAGTTTTACACAAGCCGCGGAGAGATGGTTAAAACAATGGCAGGATGAATACGCCCGCTTCCGTGCGAAAATATCAGATGATCCGTTTGCGGAAATTAATCTTGATCTTAAATTAAAACTTGATGAAGCCGCTTTTTATAATGCAAACGCAGGAGTAATAGATCAAATAAACGAATATTACAAAGCAGAGCGCAGTAAAATAATGCAGGAACTTAAAGATGAATCAGATAAAATTCAAAGAGAATTAACTAAAACAAAAATAGATGATCTTCAATATGAATATGATGAAGAAATTAAAAAAATAAATAAATTAGAAATGCAACGAGTTATAGCCGCCGGAAATTCTGAAGAAGAAATAGCTGCTATTAGAGAAAGGTTTGAAAATATGCGCAGAGATACAACATTAAAATTTGATTTAGAAATAA